CGTCGGCCATAATCCGTAGCGCGATCTCCTCGGCCGCCTCTTCGAGGTTCTCGTCGGCCTGCTCGCCGAGTTCTTGCAGCCGCTCGGCGGCGTCGCGCATGTCGCGGTTGTGCTTCCACTCCCAGTTGCTCATGTGCCACCGAGCTCCACCTCGTAGTGCGCGATCCCGTGGCGACCATGCTTCGGCGCGATGCCCTCGACGATCCGCTCGCCTGTCTCGAAGACGAGCCGGTCGTTCTCCTCAGGCATGACGTAGCCGGTCGGCCACCGGACGCTGTCCGTCTTCTCGACGCGCTCGCCGGTGTCGCCGCGGACGTACGACGAGCCGCCCGTCTTGAGGACGACCGGGATCGGCGTCGCGTCCGCCTCGTCAGTCACTGGTTGGACGGTGCCGTCGACGAGCGCGAGGTAGCGAAACTCTTCGGCCGTGTCGCCGTCATCGAAGGGGTCGTCAGGGTCGCCACCGTCGACCTCAACGCGCCGGCGGATCACGATCTCGTGCGTCCGGTTCGCTTCGAGGCGTTGGCGCATCTACACCACCCCGCTGCCGCCGTAGTAGCTCGGCGCGTCGAACTGCTTCGCGCGTCGGAGGTGCCGGGCGACGACGTCGTCTCCGAGCTCGTAGCTCACGGAGTTTTCGCCGATCGACTCACTCTCGATGCCGTCCGACTCGACCTCCTGGAGCGCGTGCCGGACGAGCCCGACGATCGCCCCGCGGATCGCCCCGGGAATCTCGCCCTCGGGGTAGCCGTGCGTCCACTCGACGGTGACCGACCGTCGATTCGTTGGCCAGCGTCGCCGATCAGCCTCGGGCGTGAGCTCCAGGTGCGTCTCCTCGACGATCATGTCCGTCTCGAGGTCGACGTCGTCACCCGACACGCGTTCGGTGTCGATCGAGACCGACTCGACCGACTGGATCGGCCGGTTCGGGAGCGGCAGGTCGTACTCGTCGACGTGCGTCGGCCGGGCGAGCGACGTCGAGGCCGTCTCGGTGCCCAGGGCGACGCCGATCTCGTCGATGACGCGGTCGGTCTCCCGCTCGATCAGCTGTTCGAGCATCGCGTCGAACTCCGCGTCGGCCATCCCGAGCGCTTTGGGCCCGAACGCGAGCTCGTCACGGACGTCGCTGGGCGTGAGCATGGTGGGTTACTCCTCGAGCTCGGCGCGACGCTCGCCGATGGCGTCGCGGACGTTGCCCGACGTCTCGATCTCGTCGATCGCCTCCAGGTGCGCGTCGACCTCGCCGGCGCGGACCTGTTCAGCACGGTCGGTGTAGTCGTCGTCGAGCCATTCGTCCTCGTCGAACGCCTCATCCGACTCGGACCCGTCGGCGGATGACTCATCGCTCGCGGAGTCGTCTTCAGACGTATCCGCAGACTCGTCCGTAGCGTCGTCGACGCGCTCGAAGTAATCTCGCGCTTCGAGTCCTGCTGCGGCGTCGCCGTCGACAGTGACCGTATCGCCGGGTGTAAGCGTCCCGTCGATTGTTCGAGAGCGGTAGCGCCCCGGCCCAGAGTCTGTCATGCGGTAGACCGGCATGATCAGAGCACGTTCTCGATGATGACCCCAGCCTGAAGGTCTTCGATCTGGTAGTCGTGACGAGCGCGAAGCATGTACTTCGCGAACAGGTCACGATCCTGGATGTCGTCGGACTCCTCGAGGACGTCGATCTCGACGTCGCGGCGCAGCCCCCAGATAAGATTCTGCGGGTTGGTGAACAGCGCGGTGTCGTCCGGCATCGTGGTGAGCCCGACGATGTCGTAGCCGAACGGCGTCACGTCCTCATCGCCGCGCAGGACGGCGACGCCGAGGCCGTCGTTGCGGTCGACCAGGTTGTTGTAGTAGCGCTGGACGTTGCGCCGGCTGGTGAAGAAGACCGGATCAGTCCGGAGGTACTTCTGCTCGATCGTCAGCGACGACTCGTTGAAGAGGTTGGTCTCAACGCCACCACCCTCGTGGTCGTAGCTCGGCATCTCGGTCGCGCCGAGCCGGTCGTCGTTGTGGTTGCCACGAGCGATCTCGAAGTAGCCGTTGTTGATCCCGATGAACTCGGAATCGGGCTCCGTACCCTCAACGGCTTCGTCACCGTTCCACGCGAGATCCTCCGCGTCGACCGCGAACTGCGTCTGGTACTTTCCGAGGAGAATCTCGGCGACGTCGTCAACGGTGTCCTCGACGGACTCCGTGGTCAGCTCCCACGGGAGCGTGGTCTTCACCGGTTCGAGCTCGACTGCGCCGGTGTTGGCCTCCTCGGCATCACCGGCGGACTGGCCCTCGGGCTGCTCGCGCATGAGTCGCTCGCCGACGCCGATCTTCGGGATGGCTGTCTGCTGGCGCCCGAGTTCGACCGTGCGGATCATCTGCAGGAGCATCGCCTCCTCCTGCAGCTGCTGATAGAACTCCTCGAAGAGCTCTCGCGGCATGACCCCGCCACCCAGGTTGTCGGTCGTGTTCTTCGTCGTCCGCTTCATCGCGCGCTGATTCTGGTTGCGTGCACTCATGTTCAGTTCCCTCCAGTGAGGCCAGCCTTGAACTTCTCAGTCTCGGACTGCTCGTCATCGCTCTTTTCAGCCTCGCCGGCGAGCTGCTGCGTCTCAGCCGTCCCAGAGGCAACAGCGTCGATCCGGTCGGCGTTCTTTTCCGTCTGTTCGTGGAGCTTCTCGGCCCACGGTGGGGCATCGGCAAACGGATCGTCGCTGTCGCCGTCTGCGGCCTTCCCCGTCGAGTCGTCGTCGAGCTCGTCGAGGCGCTCTGCGTTCTTCTCAGTCTGTTCGTTCAGCGCCTTCGCCCACGGCGGGGCGTCGGCGAACGGGTCGTCCGTCTTGTTGGTGTCCGGGTCATCCGGATTCGTGTCGTCACTCATGGTGATCTCAGTGTCAGCGTCGGTCTCCGAGGTAACCCACTCCGCGAGCCCCTCGGTAACGGGCGTCTCCTCCATCTCCTCACGTCGCGCTTCCGTGAACTGCCAGTAGGCCTCGTCGGCCGCGAACATCGTATCCTCGTCAAGGGCGTCGGTCGCCCACAGCCAGTCGCGGAACTCCGCGAGCGGAGCCTCGCCCTGGGCGTCGACGAAGCGCTGGATCGCAGTCACGACGAGGTCGCCCTGTTCGTCGGTCAGCTTCTCGACGTCGCCAGGCGCTGTCTTCTCGTCGTCGTGACCGCCCTTGTCATCGGGCTTGTCATCGTACTGCGCGATATCAAACTCGATGGAATCGTTGTCTGTGAATCGGTTCGTCTCGAAGTCGACGTCGGTCTCAAGCGCAGCCTCGATCGCGTCGTGGGCTGCCATCAGCGCCTCGCGGTTCGTGGCGTTGAGGGGCCGCCCCTCTTTCGTCACGACCGTCGAGAGCGCCTTCGCCGCGTCAGCGGGGACCTCTGGGACGTGTGTTGCGTCTGTCCCGTCATCGGGCTCCGCATCGACGCTCTTGCCGAGGAAGAACCGCCGCAGGCGCTTCCCCAGCGTCGCGTCGTCGACGTCGGTGATGTCGTCTGCACCGAGATCAGTGTTGTCGTCACTCGGCGCGGTTGTCTTGCTCATCTTCTGGTTGTCAGTCTCGTCCGTCAGGTAGTCGTAGAGTTGTTCGGCACCGTCCTCATCGGCACCCCGCTGCTGGATGACCGAGACGAACTCGTCGCGACCGCTCGTCTCATCGAGGATGCTCTTGGCTGTCGCCGCCCCGACCGACTTCACGACCGCCATGTCCGCGCTCGGGACCGCGCCGATATCCACGTCGGAGATCTCGTCGACGGCGCCGTTCACGATCTTCGTCGGCGGCCAGTAGTCGTCAGGAACGGTGTCGGGATCAACCTTCGAGGTGTCGACCTCGTCGGGGATCTCATCGACCGAGTCGAACTCCTCGACAGCGGTCACGTCCCCGCCAATCGAGAACGCACTGAGTACGCCACGCTTGACCAGTTCCCACCGCTGGTCATCGAGGTAGCGGCGGCGGATGACCCACTCGCCAGCATCGAACTCGACGCCGTCGATCGTCTCCGATTCCTCGAGCACCTCGCTCCGTTCGAGCTCGGCGTGGCCATCTGGGAAGGCGGCGTGCATCACTCCGTCCGTAGTGGCCGGGTTGTACATCGCCTCGACGCCGTCAGCGTCGAGCCAGTCGAGCTGTTTGTCGAGCTCGTTCGGCGTGAGGACAACGCCGGTCGCCGTCATCTCGTCGTCGTCGGTCGCCTTGATCGCGACCGTCTTTGAGAAGCGGCGCGGCTCGTCGTGTTCTGTCATGTGTTGAGTGCCGGGAAGGTGCCTCGCTCAGCGGCCCCGGCGGGGCATGAGGTCATCGGTGGCTGCGTTACGCTGCTATCGGCTCCAACCCGTTGGGAGCGACCTTCTGAAGATTGCCATCTGGTGTGGCAGCCTTCAACCGCTCGCCAGATTCGAGCGCCTCGAGCTCGTCCTCGGAAAACTCATCAGCGAACCGAGGCAGAATCGTACAGCGACAGTTCGCGATCTCGCCGATCGGCGCGGTCGGGTCGCCTGGGTGCTGCATGAACACGCCGCCTACATCGAACGTCTTTCCGACCGGGACGACCTGGCCGTTCGCTTCCTCGTGACTCTCGCGCTGCCGACCGTCGATCTCAGTGAGCCACTCCTCGCCGACGACGCTGTCCGCATCCTCAAACACGGAGTGACTACCCGCGTTCGACGTCGAGATCGTGCCTGTTCTCGCTGCTCTCGTCGCGACGTGATCCTCAAGCCGTCCCTCGAACAGCTCGTCGTTGAGCTGTTCGGCGATGTCGTCGATACTGAGTCCGTCTTCGTGCGCCCCACGGAGCCAGCTGGCCGAGTCCTCGGTGATCGTCTCCAGCGTAGATTCAGCTGCCGTCTCGGCCCAGTCGTCGATGATCTCAAGCGTGCGGTCAGGAACGATGTCGAAGCTGACGTCGAGCTCGAAGCGCCGCCCGGCGATCGCCCGACCGGCGCCGGCGCCCCGCTCGCCACCCTCGCGAAACACCGCCTCGAAGTCGCTCGTGTAGTTGCCGACCCGCGACGATACTTCCGAGCGGATCCTCTCCAGTGACTCCAGGTCGTCTCCGCTCGCCCGCGAAAGCCACGCCTCGATGTCGTCTTCGACCGGCCCGAGCGCGTTACGGTACTCGTCGAGGAACCACTGGAACGCGCGCTCCTCTTCGGGGCCGAACTCCTGTTTGCACAGGACGCGCCGCTTTCGGAGTGAGCGAACGTCAGCCGGTGAGGAGCAGGTCGTACACATGAGTCTAGTCGTCGGCAGTCGCTCCGCGCTGAATGCGGGCTGCCGCCTCGACGTCGGCGACGGCATCGTCGACGCGGTCGCTGATCTCCTGCTGGATGACCTCGCCCATCCCGCCACCACCGCCGACCTCGGAGAGCAGCATCTCGCCGATCGTGTCGTCACGCGGCTCCACGCCGAACAGGTCGAGTGCCTGGTTGACCGTCATTGCGTCACCGACTGCATCAATAGTTTGGGCGGCAATTTTGGTTTCTTTTTCTCGGTTTTCACCCCCAATCGTCGTGAAGGAGATAGTCCAGTCGCTCACACCGAGGATCTGTTGATGGATGACGCGATACAAGCGCTCGGCGAACCGCTCCTGAGCCGGCTTGATGACCTCCTGTGTGAACTCGCGGATCGCCTCCTCGCTGTTCGAGTTCGTGGCGTTGTGCTGTCCAAGCAGCTGGAGCGGAACCTCGTGAACCTTCGCGATATCCTTCTCGTTCATCTCACGGAAGCGCTCAAACGACATGTCCTCCTCGCCGAACTGCGCCATCGGCTCAACGCGGATCTTCACGTTCGACGCGTTCCCCTCGCTCAGCATCTCGTTTGGCGAGTCGGTGAGCTCCTCAGCATCGAGGATCCACGCGCCCGGCTCGTCGCTGTTCCGGAGTCCCTCGATGTGCTCGCGGACGTCACCGCGAGCATCTTCGGTCAGCTCGCCACCCTCGACGATGACGACGTAATCGAGCATCAGGTCGTTCTCGACACGCTTTCGGTTGAACCGGCGCGCCTCCTGGTCGGCGATCATCGTCTGGATCTCGGCGATCCACGCCGGCAGGCCGTAGTACAGCGTCTGCGCGTGAAGATTCGGGACGAACAGCAACTCGTTGGCAGGCGCTCCGCCGGCGTTCTCCAGCGCCTCCCGAGAGTCGTAGACGTCCCCGCTAGCTTTGTCGACGTACGTCGGATCGGGGTTGCCGTCGAGATCTTCGGCTTGCCGGTCGCCAGCCTCAGCGAAGTAGACTGTCTCGCCGTTCCGCTTCTGTACGTAGCCGTGACCAGCGACGCGCTCGTTGTCCTGAACCTGTTTTGACCGCTTCACGCGAGTGGTCTTCGCCGGGAGATACGCCATCCCCGCCGGGTCGTCATCGTAGCCGGCGTACATGATCTCGAGGGCTTTCCACCCGATTCCGTGGAAGTCCTTGCGCCCCTTCTCGAGGACTTCGGTCGGCGTCGCCGCTGGCGTCCCCTTCGGCCCAGTCTTCCATTTGGTCGTGCGGCCGTACCAGAACTCCTCGACGATGTCGCGCTCTTCTTCGCTCGGGTCGTCGCCAGCACGTGGGTGCGGGACGAGCTCGAAGCCGAAGCCGACCTCGCGTTGCGCTTTCTTCTCGATAGCGATCGCGTGCGTGCCGTTGAGCTCCTGGAAGCCCGCGAGTATCGACGGGTCGTACGGTGGCTGGATGCCATCGCCGACCGTGATCCCGACCGTCCGATGGTCGAGTTGATCAGTGTCGCCGGCAGAGTCGGCTGCCTTCTGCATCTTCACGAGCGTGGAGCCGACCGCATCGGAGACGTTCGCGTTACTCATCTACTGAACACCTCGGCCGTCGTCAGTCTCTTCGCCGAGCTTTGGATCGCGTTCGACGGCGTCGGCGAGCACGTCATCGAAGTGCTCGCGGACATCGTCGATTGTGTCCTGTGGGCCGCCCTGAACACCGACGTTGAGGTCGTACTGGTCGATCCAGATTTTCGGCGGCTCATCAGTCATCGTCGCTGTCCTCCTCGTCGTCATCGTCGTCGACGGCGGCGCGGACATTCTCGACGAACTCCGTGCCTCCGACGATCGCGTGCTTGTCTCGTGGCATGATTACGTGATGAGGTTGCTCCCCTTGCGGCCAGTCCCGGTGTCTGCCTCGCGCTCCTGCTGGCGTGCGATCGACTCCAGACGGTCGAGTTGTGACACCGCCAGCGCGTAGGCGTCGACGCAGTCGTCGTGTCCGTTGTCCGGTGCGTGGTACTTCGTGTACCCCGAGTTCGACACGTCCTCCTGGAGCTGGCGGAGCTCGAGGTGGAGCTGGTCAAGTGCGTCGACGTCCGGAACGGTCAGCGCCTCCGTCTCGACGAGGAGCGACAGCGTCTCGATCAGCTGCTTCTTAGTCTTCGGCGAGAACGACACTGGCTCCACTGGTACGCCAGCGCCGGCGAGGTCGGAGACGATCTTGTTGTCCCGCGAGGCGTCCGGGACGAGCAGCCCGTCGTAGAGTCCGTGGACGCCACGGAGGTGATCCTCGATTCCGTCCCACGACTCGTTCCGGGCGCGGTGGAAGTACGCGAGCTCGCCGGCGGCGTCGACGCCGATCGTCACGCGATAGTCTCGTGACCGGGCGAAGTCGGCGCCGATCGCGACCGGGTGCATGACGCCCTTCGGCGACCGGCGCACCTCGCCGATGAACTCGCCGCTCGGGTCGTACTCCTGTTTGACGTGGACGTTGTACGCACCGGTGTACAGCTTCTCGTCGAGGTCGCGGAACACCTGCCCGCCGTCGTCCGGGAGCTTTGCGAGGTACTCCCGCTCGAAGAGATGCGGCGGGACCGTCCCGCGCTTGTCCTCTGGGTTCTCGGCGAGGAACGGGTTGTCCGCGCTCGTCGCGTGCCACGAGGCATACTCGGGGTAGTCCGCCGACTGGCCGAAGTCGAAGAAGCGGTGGAACCACGATCGCGGCCGGTACGGCTTCGAGATGAACAGCGCGCAGCCACGCGTGTCGAGCAGCATCGGTTCGAGGTCGCCGTACCAGATTCCTTCGCGCATCTGGTCGGCCTCGTCGAGGACGATCCGGTCGACGCCCTCGCCCTGGAGGCTCTTCGGCCGGTCGAACGTACGGAACTCGACGCGGACGCCGTTGATGAACTCGATGAAGCGCGGCTTTGACTCGCCGTAGTCCGCTATCCACGCGTCGGGGATGGCCGCCTTGATCTTCTCGTAGCCGTGCTTGTTGGCCTGGTCGTACGTCGGACCGACCCACCAGATGAGAACCTCTTCCGGATCGTCCGGACCCCACTGGGAGTCCCACGGCCGGCGGGCGTACTCGATGACGTCGATCGAGCCGGTGACGTTC